CTGTACTCATCGCCACCGTTATTCGCCTCGGTGCGCCCCATCTTCACCTTATGCTGCAGGATCTTCGCCACCACGCGGGGCTTCGTGCAGCTCTTATCGCGCTTATCAAACACCCAATCGTGGACATACACATCCTGCCCGTACACATAGGCAATCGGCATGCTGAGGCTGTCTCCCCCACCCCATGCCACGTCGTTCACGAAGCAGATATTATCCGGCTCACCATCAGGCAGCACACCATTATAATACTTCAGGCTGTCGGCTGCGAAAGCCAAGCCCTCTTTCTCGATGCCGTGCTGCATGAACAAACACTCGAAGTCGGCACTGTCGATAGTGTTCTTGATGTCGCGGATTTTCTCGGTAGTATAGCGATCAGGATGCTCGTATTCGAAGTTGGATTCCTCATTCTCGTCCCACACGGGGATAGCGATGAAGCGATAGCGAGGATCGTCACCATGATCGGCTTTCATACGAGAGATGGGATCATACGCAGACCAAATAGTGCCGAGCTGCAACTGCTTAACGGAATCGCCAATCATACGAGTGGTCAGTGTAGCGGTATAATCACCGTACAGCTTATCCAAACGTTCAGGAGAGCGGGCTTCCTCTTTATTTTTGACCAAATCGTCAGTTATAAGGAAACGGTTGCTTCTAGTTCTACCAGTGACCGAGCCGCCCAGCGACACCAAACCGAGACTTGGAAAATCACCAGCTCGTCGATAGCTAATCGTCTTATACTCAGCCGAAATAGCCGGTTCTCCAAGACCGGGGAAAATTTCGTGGAAACAATACTCGTTAGTGTCAGTTAGCATCGCTCGTACAGAATCCAACATCATGCGAATCATTCCGTCTGAATACGAAACATACATATTCGCACTCTTAGGTTCGCAACCAATGATATACGCCAACAGGAACTTGATAAGCGTACTTTTGCCTGTACCAGGTGGCATAGAGAAACCAAGATATAGCGTTTCGGGGTCATCGATGAACTCTTGAATCTGTGTGGCGATCTGATGCTTCCCTTCCAGCACCTTACGACGGGGCAGCCAAAACCGTGCTTTCGGCTCACGGTTCCACTCCATGGCCACCATGAAGTCATCGAAGCTGTACTGACCGGCGAAGATGTATGTCTGGCGAATCAGCTCATACATTCGCGGCGTTTTCAGCTTCCGCGCTTCGCTGCGCACCCAGCGGACATAGTGATCTACCGATTTTCTGTCCTCAACGCTACGGAGCACACTGAAGGCATCGGTCAGCGACTCCTCTGTCTGCTTTGAGATACGTTTGATTTTTTCCAAAATTTCAATTTTCAAAAATGACACCTCTTCTTCACAGTTTCTTCGTTTTCCGACATTATCATATAAACAAAAAAGAACGCCGATCCGCATTACTTACGAAATCGGCGTTCTTGACGCTCTATACCTTATTACATTATATAGTATATTTCCCGAGGAGGAACCGCAATGCAAACAATCGATACCCTTACCGCACAGCTGGAGCGCATAAATGCTTTGGCAGAGGTTCTGTACGAACAACTACGCGATAATCCCCGCGCTCAAATCCTTGCAGAAATTATCATCGAAGCATCCGCCCCAACCGCTGACTAATCAGCGGTTTTTTCATCCAAATTTTTCGAGCAAATACTTATCAATCATTGCTCCCTTGCGCTCATTGTCACGGCGCAAGTAGTCCACTTCCGATTCCATTCTCTTAATCTGCTCTCGCAGATACTCGATTTTCTTCTGGGCCTCGTCACGGATAGTCTGCAATTCCGCATTATAAGACGCATGAATGTTTTCGAGATTTTTTCGAGCGTGTTCTAGCTCTTTACTCACCTCGTCAAACAGCTTTCGCTCATCAGGGGCACTCTCCTCAAACGCCAAGATACACGGATACTGATTCGAAGAACCAATGACGGCATCTTCGATTCTTCGGGCGGTTTCGCGCATAATATCCTGTTCATAAGGCGCAGTGCTAAACAGCTGCTCTACCGTTTTTACAGAAACCTTTGCTTTTTCTGCAATTTCGGCGTTCGTTAATCCGTTGATCTCTTTCATGTCACGCATAAACTCGCGCCATCTATCCAGTTCCATTGCGGAAGTTCGCGGACCATCACAGCGAACCTCACGATGGGGGCAACTCAAACATCTATTGTACGGCTTGGATCCGAAATCTTGTTTCTTCTTCATAAAACTTTCTCCATTTTATAAGGAATAATAGGGGCACACCCTACAATAAGAGGGTAAGTGGTTCTTATCTTTCCGTCTGGCTCCCTTATGATAGGCTGTCTTTTTTATTTATAAAATGATAGGCTTTATCCACGGCAGGAATGCCTATCATTTCCGCCCAGTAAGAGGATAAACTATATGTACAGGTTGCTATTCTTTTGTATATGAGGAAAAAACTATGAGCAAGACATCTTATATCGAAATTCTCGATGCTGCAACTCTTGCCCTTGAGCGCATCCGTATACTCGCGGGCATGCACCGTAAACACAACCTTGACCCAGAGGAATTATCCCTGATCTGCGACCTTATTTGCGATATCGCCGAGTTCCCTATACTGCCGGAGGCTTAGCCCTCCGGCTTTTATTTTTCGATTTCGGAGGAGCGGGTAGCGACTGCCGATGCGTGTCCCGCACACATACGCGCAATGCCCTCAAAATAACCCGTATCCCAACCGTTGACCATCTTTTGTTCCTCTGGCGTCAGCTCGTCGCGCCATTCCTCGTCATCGGTCTCGTTTTCCCAGCACCACAGCAGTGCCTCTTTACGTTCCTCAGCAATCATAATCGTGTTCCTTCCTATATTAATGTTCGGGGGGGACGGCAGCGGTTGCCAGTGCGTGACCCGCTCTGTAAAATCTTTTTCTTGTTCAGAGCCGATCAACCCGAAAATCACACATTTACCCCTGTGATTTATATAGCCGGTGAACCTATCGCGGTCATCCTCCTCGGCTTTCGGAACATAAAATAGCACGACCTCAAACGGTTCTGGTGGCTGCGTAATCAAAGTCCAATCCATCGTCGCTCTCCTTTATTTCAACGGGTTCCCGTATTTATCTTTCGTAGCAGGATAATACTTCTGCAATTCCTTGATCGCCTTTTCAATAGCCTTATGCGCTCGCACATTCTCTGGCTCGCTCTCCTTAAATACATCGAGCCAACGTTGTAGGTCGCCGATTACGTGATCCATTAGGCACTCACCTCAGCTTCCTTCTGCCACTTATACCACTGCGAGGTGCTGATACCCATTTCCTTACAAGCCTGCCGCACCGATACATCACCGGCAGCGTTTTTACGGACATACTCCGCATACTCGTCAGGCACCTCTCTGCGAGGACGCCCCTCGCGGTAATCCTCACGCAACTTCGCCGTTTCCTTTCCGCCCTGCGTTCTCTCCACGATGCTGTCACGCTCGAACTGAGCGAACGCCAACATCACCGTCAGCACCACACGCCCCATCGGCGTATCCTCGATCAGACCCATATTCAAGATGTGAACCGAAACGCCACGAGCCATCAGATCCTCGACGACCTCCAAGCCCTCACGAGCCGTTCTTGCGAAACGGTCCAGCTTGCAAACCACGAGCGTGTCCCCTGCCTTCAACTGCGTAAGCAGCTTCGTGAACTTCGGACGATCCATCTTCGTTCCTGTATATGCCTCTGTAATGATTTTATCACACCCGGCAGCTTTCAGATCCTTGACCTGGTTCTCTAAGCTGTTGCCGTCTCTCTCTTGCCCCTTTGTTGAAACACGTCCGTAACCGTATCTCATTCTTCTTCACCGCCGATCTTGTATTCGCCGGTAAGTGTGCCTTTGCGTTTACGGCGAATCACGATTTCGAAACCAAGTGCTTCCATCATCTCTTCGAACTTGTCCATGCTGATATTTCTGCCAATTGCAGCTGCAACACCATTCTGCCCCGCATAGTTCAGCTTCTCAGCCAGAACCTCCTGGGTGATCCCTACATCTTTCATTGCCGCTTTGATTGCGTCTCTTCTTTTCATTTTGTGTTGCCCCCTTTGGTTATCATACTTACATGATATATCACACTTATGTGATTGTCAAGGGCCTTTTTAAAATTTTTTCTACTGGAGGACATCCCCCCCGGGCCCCTCGCCGGTCAAATCCCCCCTAGGGTATGCCCCCTCAAAACTGTATCGAAAACTTTTAACTTTTAGATACAGAAAAAATAATCACATATTTATGATAATATTCTGTTGACATATCACACATATATGATATTATTAGAGTATCACATATCAGTGATATATTTACCTAAAACAAGGGGGAAAACAGAATGCTAAATATCTACATTAACACATGGGCTAACTACAACGAGAACGGAGCAGACGGAGGCGAGTGGATCACACTTCCTATGGAAGAGGAAACACTAAAAGAAACAATGGAGCGTATCGCCAACGCTATGGAAGATCACGATCCAGAATGGTTTGTAAATGACTATGAATGGATAACAGAAATCGATCTTCGAGAAATCAGCGAATATGAGAATATCGAAAAGCTGAATGAGTGGCTTGAAGAATTGGGCGGACTTACTGAATGGGATCAAAAGGAGATCGCAGCCGCTATGGAAGCATGGGGGTATTCGTTCGATGAGGCAATGGGCAAACAACAAAGAGGGTATTTTACATTCTATCCTAATATGGATTTAGAAGAGGTAGCAGAGGAACTCGTAAACGAATGTTATACGCCGGACTCCGCAACGGCTGAATTTTTCGCAAGATACTTCGATTTCTCCGCCTTCGCTCGTGATCTCCGTTTTGATGGATACGAGGAAACAAGCTTAGGAGTGATCGTAGAATGATTATAGGGCGTTATATAGGAAGAGACGAAAACGGAAAACCACAATTTATTATAATCTCAAGGGGGAAATAAACATGTTCATTTATAGTGATATCTACGAAAACGATTTTCTTATCAAAACAGAAAACAAATACAAAATGAAAATAAACGGATGGTATTGTGGCGGCTTTTCTGCCGCTTCCGATACCGAAGCACTTGCAATCTTTAAAACTATTCTTGAGGGGGAAAAATAAAATGAACTTTTACAAAACGACGAATTATCTAAAAAGCGAAATCGCCAAAAAGGAAGCAGAAATAAAGCAACTCAAAAAAGAGATATTCGATGCTCAAGTAAGGGAGTTCTATTGGCATATTAACGAGCGAGTTCGAGTAATGGACGAAGATTTTTATGATACTCAATGGGAGA